TTACTCTGAATCGTCGTCGGCAAGGCGGTACTTTTTGAAGCGAATAACCTCCAGCCCCAGCCAGTCGTTCAGTTCTTTAAAGCGTTCCTGCAGCGGCTCGATCTCATTGCAGTTGAATACCTTCGCCGCTTTGATAGCGTCGCCGAAGCCACCGGCGTTACTCGGTACCACGCCCATGAGCGCGGGCGGTACCCGGTGCGCGGCTAACTGGTCGTCACGGCTGACGCTCTTGATATCGGAGAAGTTATCTTTCGCCGCCACCTCGCCAATCGGGATCACCTTTACGCTGTCCGGTTTGCCGTTCGGCAGATACATCAGCAGATTGCGGAAGTTGCCGGGGCCACGGCTGTTCGCCAGCGCCTCCTGTAACGCCCCAATATCCGCCTCGTTATGGGCAGGGTCGCTCAGGTAGAGGATGAAACCGGCATGACTGCCGTTCTTGTAGTAGCGACGGCGAAACAGCGTGGCGGAGTTATCCAGCCATGCCGCGTTCAGCGCAGAGAGGTATTCAGGCAGGCCGTAGATTTCCTGATTGATATCCGGCTCCAGCAGGTGGCCGATACTGCCCGACGCAAACTCATGATCCACTTTACCGGGCTGAACAAAGAAATAGCTGTCCAGCGCCTTGCCGCGCCGGACATACTTCGCCAGCGCAGGCACCAGCGTTAACGGCTGGCCCAGCCGGTTATCCTGCCGCTCCAGATAGGCATTACCGAACACCAGATAGTCCAGCGCAAGGCGGCTGAACGCCTGCCGGGTCAACAACGGATGAGGTATGAAGGTACCAACCAGCACATTGCGCTTCACGCAGATCGGGCTGGTATGATGCGCCGAAGCGCGGAACGACAGCGCCAGCGAATTAAAATCCACCGGCGGCGCATACCATTTGCCAAAGTCTACGCACTCCAGATAGTTCAGTATTTCCCGCCTGTCCAGCAGGGCTTCGGGTTCACCGAAGGTGAAAGCCATTGCGTTATTCATCCATACACCTTAATTAAGCCCCGCCCGCTGTTCGCGCCGCCAGAGCTTTCCAGTGGTTCATTGATAATGGCGTGCATGCACGCCCATGCCAGATCCGCGTGGGAGACTTCTTCCGAACGGCTGGCCTCGAAGGTCACCTGACGCCCGGACGGGGTCAGGGTTTTGCGGATCGCCATAAATGCCTGCGCCAGATCCGTCCATCCAGCGTCAAACTCCAGTCGGTGTTTACGGACAACGTCCAGCGTTTTCAGCACCAGACGCTGTTTCACTTCCGGGGAATAAGAGAATGCCTGCACTGCCGGGAAGAACTGTTTCACCAGTTGATGCACGCCGTGGCCGATACCGGTCACGTCAATGCCGATGTACGTCACGTTATAGCGCTCGGTAATTTTGCGGATATTCTCCGCCTGCGCCGCGAAGTCCATCCCGTGCCACTGGTGCTTTTCAATTACCCGAAACTTGCCGCCCTCAATGACCGGCGGCGCGACCACCACGCATCCGGCGCTGTCGCCGCTTAACGCCGGATCGTAGCCCACCCATACCGAGCGTTCGCCGAGCGGACGCAGGGCAAACGGCTTGTAGTCGTCCCAGACTTCCCAGCTATCGACCATGCAACCCTGCAACATGCTGAGCGGGAATACCGATGCGGTATCGTCAATAAACTGGCACATAAACAGGTTGGCGAACTCTTCCGGCGAGTTCTCCAGCCTGAGTTGCTCAAGGTCGAACAGGTCATAACCCTGATTGATGGCATCCTCAACGGTGACGATTTGCCGCCACTGGCCGTCTTCACACAACCGCCCTGCCGACAGCGCCCGATGGCTGATATCCAGTCGAATCTGTTCGCTCTTCGGCCTGCCCTTGTTGAACAGTTGCCCTGTCCAGAACTTATAGGCTTCATGGGTGATGCTGGACGGCGTGGAGAAGTAGGTTTGCCGCCAGCGCTTCTGGCTGGCCATCCCCGCCGCGTTACGGCGCAGTTCCAGAAAGCGGTGTATCCAGAAGTATTCATCCAGATACAGGTTGCCATGATAGGTCTGGGCGGTGCGGGCATTAGTGCCGAGAAAATACATCCGGCTATCATTATGCGGCAGGTGAATGACTTCGCCTTTCAGCTCAACATCCGCCTCACGAGCAAAATCGACAATGTACTGGCGGAACTGGTGCGCCTGCGCTTTGGAAGCAGAGAGAAAGATCTGGTTGCGCCCACTTTCCACCGCATCCATAAACCCTTCCCGCCCAAAGAACATCGTCGCCCCAATCTGGCGCGACTTGTTGATATCGCGGATACGGTGTTCCAGTCCGGCGCGGTACCAGTGTTTCTGGTGCGGATACAGCCCGTCCAGAAATAGCTGTTTCAGCTTCTCCGCCTGCTCCTCGCTGATATGGTTGGTTTCCGGCTGTCTGCGCGGCCCGGCGTTACGCTTCGCAAGAGCAGGATTCAGGTCGACCTCATTGCCTCCCTGCTGATAGCGTTCAACCCTTGCCCCGCGCTCCATCTGCCGCCAGAGCAAATCGATCTCCTTAAAATCCTTCCCCTCTTTATTTTCCTTCACCGTGAGCTGGATCAGACGCGCCTCGGTCACCGCCGTCACCCGCTCCAGCGGGGCGGATTCATCCCAGCCGTCGCGCCGCTTCCAGCTATGCAGCGTGGTAACTTTCACCCCCAACAGTTCGGCGATCCGCGCGATGCGAAAACCCTGCCAGTACAGATAGCGGGCTTTGCGGCGTGGATCTTCATCCTGAAGGGCAAGCAGATGTTTTTCGATGTCTGGCGGCATAACGTCCTCTCGTTTCTGCCGTCAGCGTAAACAAGCCGCTGCCTGCGCGTAGCAATGCCGCTTGTAACCCGGATGATTACAAGCGAAGCCCGTTGCCTGATAGCGGAGGACTACCCGACCATTCGCTTATTTAGCCAACGCCGGGACTGAACGTTATGGACAAAAAGCCAAAGAAAAAACTGCTCTCTAAATGGGTGCGTATCGCCGTAGAAGGCGCAACCTGCGACAAGCGCACTATTGAACGCCAGTGGATCGAGCAAATGGCCGATACATACAGCCCAAAAGTGTACGGCGCGCGCATTAATCTGGAGCACCTGAAAGGCATCCTGCCGGACGGCCCGTTCCAGCGCTACGGCGACGTGGCGATGGTGAAGAAAGAAGAGATCGCCGAAGACGGCCCCCTGAAAGGCAAACTGGCGCTGCTGGCACGTCTGGCCCCAACGGATTCATTGGTCGAAATGAACCGCAAAGGGCAGAAGGTTTATACCTCGGTGGAAGTCGATCCGAAATTTGCCGATACAGGCAAAGCCTATCTGGTCGGGCTGGCAGTCACCGACGATCCGGCCAGTCTCGGCACCGAAATGCTCTCCTTCTGCGCCAGCGCGCAGAGCAACCCGCTGGCGGCGCGTAAGCGCTCGCCGAAGAACATTTTCAGCGTGGCAGAAGAGATTGAACTGGAGTTTGAAGAAGTGGAGGAAAGCAGCGGCGAATCGCTGTTTACCCGCATCAAGGCGCTGTTAAGTAAAAAGCAGAACCACGACGACCAGCAACGGGACGACGTGCATCTGGCGGTGGAGGAAGTAGCGACGTTCTGTAGCGAACAGGTCGACCAAATTCGCGCTGAGCTGTCTGAACTGCAAACGCAGCATCAGCAGCTACAGGCCGATTATTCCACGCTGAAAACTCAGCTTGCAAAGCAACCGGCCACACCATCGCGCTAGCCTGCCACCGGTGGCAACACCGACCTGAAAACCGACTGTTAAGGAACCCCCGATGCGTAACGAAACCCGCTTAAAATACAACGCTTACGTTGAAACCGTCGCCGGGCTGTCCGGTGTCCAGAGCGCCGCCGTCGAATTCACGGTAGAACCTTCCGTACAGCAGACGCTGGAAACTAAAATTCAGGCGTCCGTGGAGTTCCTGACCAAAATCAACGTCCATGAAGTGGTGGATCAGGAAGGTGAAAAAGTCGGTATCGGCATTGATCGCCCCACGGCCAGTCGCACCGATACCAGCCAGCGTGAGCGTGAACCCATCGACCCCACGTCGATGACGACTAATCGTTACCGCTGCGAAAAAACCAACTACGACACCGCGCTGAAATACGCCAAACTGGACGCATGGGCCGTGCACCCGGATTTTCAGATCCGCGTGCGCGACAGCATCACCCGGCGACAGGGATTAGACCGCATCCTGATTGGCTTCAACGGTATCCTCGTTGCCGCCCAGACCGACTTCCAGCGTTACCCCCTTCTACAGGACGTTAACAAGGGCTGGCTGCAACAGTACCGCGACCACGCCCCGGAACGCGTCATGAACGAAGGTGTGGAAGGTTCCGGCAAAATCATCATTGGCAAAGGCGGCGACTATGAGAATCTGGACGCCATGGTCAATGACGGCGAAGAAAACCTGATTGACGAATGGCACGTCGACGGCGCAGATCTGGTCGCCATTTGTGGCCGTGGCGTCCTGCACGACAAATACTTCCCGATCCTCAACCAGCACAATGAAAACAGCGAAAAACTGGCGGGGCAGATTCTGGTCAGCCAGAAAACCATCGGCGGACGCCCTGCCGTGCGCGTGCCGGGTTTCCCGCGCAACACCATTCTGGTCACCGCCTTCAGCAACCTGTCTATCTATGTCCAGAAAGGCACCCGCCGCCGCGCCATTATTGATAACCCCAAACGTGACCGGGTAGAGAACTTCGAGTCCTCCAACGATGCATTTGTGGTGGAAGACTTCGGCTGCGGCTGCCTGTTTGAAAACATTAAGTTTGAGGATAAAGACGCATGATGACGCCTGCCCGCCGCCACCTGTTGCGCCATCAGGCGCAGGCCGCAAATCAACAGGAAAACCAGACCTACGCCAGCGGCTATGAACTGATGCTGGCAAAGCTGGCAACCGATAAACGCCGCCTGAAAGCGATCCAGTCCATTGAACGTAAAATCGAGGTTAAGGGTGAACTGCTGCCCGATTACCAGCCGTGGGTAAGCGGCGTTCTGGCCGCTGACAGCAAGCATCAGGACGATGTGTTTATGACGGTGCTGCTCTGGACGCTGGATACCGGCGACTTTCCCGCTGCCTACCCCATGGCGGAACACGCCCTGAAACACAGCTGGGTAACGCCGGATCAGTACCAACGGCAGACCGCCTGCATGGTGGCTGAAGAGGTTGCCGATACCGCTCTGAAACAGCTTGCCGCCGGTACCTTTGTGGCGCTGGACAGCCTGCTGGCCTTTGCCGGACTGTTAGCCTCCCAAGACATGCCGGATCAGGTTCGCGCCCGCCTGCACAAGGCATTGGGGCTGGCACACAGCGAAAGCCAGCCGCAGGAGGCGCTGGCGCAGTTCCAGCGCGCGCTACAACTGGATGAGAACGTCGGCGTGAAAAAACTGATTGAGCAACTGGAGCGACAAATTCGCAACAGTCAGCCTACCGAGTGAGACCCTCACGACCGGCGGCACGGCTGGCCGCGCGTGGTTATACCACTGCAACGCCCGCCGTCCACCGCCGAACAGGGAGAATATAATGAGCTTTATTCAGGTTGCCCCCGCCGCCAGTCTGCCGGGGCTGGTTATCAGCAACCACCCTTTCTTTCCCGATATTGATACGCAACATCTGCGTGCGACCCAACGGCTGGACAGCACCGTCACCAACGAACGGCTGCGCGAGGCGCTGCTGATTGCGCTGGCCAGCGTAAACGACGACCTGCGGGAATGGCGGCTGGAACAGGAAAACCGTGGCACAACTTGCATTGCGGAAACCACGACCGAACGACTGGACGGCGCAAGCGTTAACCTGCACCGCTACCGCCACGCGGTGTACAGCCTGACGCACGCAAACCTGCTGGAACGCTACCGTAACTTTGATGCCACCGCCCACGGCAGCAAACTGGTGGAACAAAAGGAAAGCACCGCCGACGATCTGGCGCGCGATGCCCGCTTCGCAGTGCGGGATATTCTGGGCAAGCCGCGTAGCACGTTTGTTCTGGTATAAAAAGAGTACGGATATGCGATGCGCATCACCGTATCGCCTCATCTGAACGCTGGATGCCCCTTCCCCACCAGAGTTAGTGTCTGACCCAACGAAAGAACTTACAGGGGAAAATACCATGACTATTCAGGCAGCCAGAACCCGCCCAATGACCGATACCGCTCGCCGCATCAGAGATACCATAGTTAGCGTCGGAGTTCGCAGCACATGGCCGCTGCGCGATCTGGCCGACTACGCAGATATAGAAATAGTTAACGCTGAATTTATTGTGACACAGATGGAACTGGCCGGTTATCTGAAGAAAACCCACTGGGGCCACTATATGTTAACCAGAGCGGGTATTGAGGCGGCATAATGAGTTTGAAGGTAGTGTTTGCCTGATAGCCATAATAGCCCGATTCGTCGGGCTGTTTTCATTTGACGCTGACTTACTCTATTCTACATTTAGTCAAGAGCCGACCAATACTCAGACTCTAACCAAGAGCACAGCATTTCAACATTTCTGATAGCTTCGAATATTTTCTCTTTAGTCGGGGATATTGTAGGTGGGAATAACCACGATTTTTCTTCCTGTTCGGAAGCCAAAAGTAGCTCACACTCCTGAATAAAGTATGGGCGAGGATATTTTTCCAAGTCATTTTTTGAGTGAGAAATATTAATTGAGGTAAGTTCCTCAGGATGCTGGACACGATTTCTCACCAAGGGAATTTGTTCAATTATTTCCAAATTTGCAGGACATTTTGCCATTTCCAACTCAATTTTGTTGAAAATTTCACGATAGCCATTAAACCAACCCTTCTTGAAATTTATATCAGATTTCACGCTATGATATCCTAAGCGATCTACCCACGCCTTCAGGTACAACTGAAGAGAAGACGAAAGCATCGATAATGCATGGTGCCCACAGGTTTCTAATCCCGACTTTGCATCTAACCATTCATCTAAAAAAGCTGGTTCATCACTCTCACCATACGGCTGAATATAAGGTTCCACTTCATTCTCAATATCATTCATGATGTTAACAAATGGTGCAGCAGCCGTTTCATAGAAATAAGTAACGAATCTTGTGCGCTCTTTAAGAAAAAATTCAATATCCACAACACCTCCTACACACAATGTTTAAGTTAATCAGTGCATATCGACTAATCTGGGCTGAACAAATAATCCTAACTTCTTAGCGCTGCTTGATATCTCCGTAATTATCCTTTGGGTTCAATACCTCGTGACTGAAGTTCCTTACGCAAAACGCGTTTTATCCATGTTGCGAGAGAGGTATCTCCATCTTTACGAGCCTGTTCTTCAAGCTGCTTTCTAAATTCATGAGCAAGACGAAGTTGGTACTGATCTGTTTTAGCCTTTTCACTTGACATTGTAATTACAAAATCCTTAGAATGATGTAGTTGTAATTACATCGCAATTACGTGATGTTTTGCAACCCTTAAACGAACGAAGCCCGCAGGTGCTACCAACACCAACGGGCCTCTGACCACAACATTAAAGAGGCTAATGCTATGGCTACCGCTAATAGTAACATACGCGCACATTCAAAGCTCTACACCTTCCTGAACGCCCGTTCCAACCGCCTGCTGCGCGAGATCCAGCCCCTGCGTCTGGTGTCTGTACTGGCAACAACTGAAATCGAGGCTCGCGACCTGCTGGCGGGTTTCCCGCTGGTGTTCGTCTCCTGCAAACCGCTGGAGGTGCGCCATGGTGCCTGAAACCAATATTCTGTCCTCTGAACTGGCGGACGCGATCCGCAAGATGGATATTTCACACCTGAACGCCGACGATACTCTGCTACTGGCCAACAGCAGCGAAGAGTGCTACGCCGGACTATGTCACGGCCTGCATTTTCTGGGTAAAACCTTCGTCTCCTTTGCCGACAGCAACGTGCTGGAATTCTCCGCTGAAAGCCTGTGCCAGCTAGGGCATGGCCTGTCGGCTACCGCGCTTCTGCTTCCGGCGCTGATCCAGCTCCAGAAGTCCGCTGAACTGAAAATCATCAATACCGACAGCGACGAGGCATAGCCCTCGCCAATCGCTTCCGCTTGTACTGCCCTCAGTTACAAGCGGAAGCCTTCCCTTCACTTCCCGCCCCTGTGCCACCATCCCCGCATCACCTGACGCCGCGCGGGAAACACCATGATTGTCTATAGCCTGCAAAACGAAACGCTCGATCAGCTCTGCTGGCGCATCTTCGGGCGCACTGCCGGGATTGTCGAACAGCTTTACCAGAACAACCCGCGCCTGTGCGAACTGCCGCTGCGCCTGCCACACGGTACGGCGGTTAACGTACCGGAACAGGCTCCCGCCACCGCACGTCAACGAATCAACCTGTGGGACTGACTATGAACGAACCCGTAACCGGCACCGTCGTCGCCGCTTCCGTAAGCGCATTCTCCATTGCCACGCTGTTCCCGACGCTACAGGCTCCGGTAGTGCTCGGCGCATTGTGTGGCGCGCTGCTGCTGGTGATTTCGCAAAAAGAGATCGGCCTGTTCCTGCGCATCATTTTCTTCTGCGTGGCGTTTGTGATCGGCCTGCTGACCGCCGACCTGTTTACCGCGCTGGTCGCCGGATATCTGCCGCAGCATCTGATGGAAAAAGTCTCCCCCGGTATCGGGGCGCTGCTCTCATCGGCGCTTACCGTCAAGGCGCTGCTATGGGCCATCCGACAACTGGATAACCCCGGTCAACTGCTCGACTTTTTAAGGGGACGCAAATGAAACTAATCCTGAGCCTTAACGCCATTATTTGCCTGCTGATTACCGTCCGCCTGTTCCTCTATCGCCGCATTCACGGTACTACCTATCGCCCGCTGTATAGCTGGCTGGCGTGGCTGCTGATGTGCTGCACCGCATCGGTGGCGGTACTGATTTGTTTCAGCCTGTACCGCTACGTGTTTATCGCCGAAACCGCCATCAACATCGTGCTGCTGATTTGCCTGAGCGCTGCACGCGGCAACGTCGCCAGTCTGATTAACCCCTTACGTCATCACCCGAAGGAGCCACGCCATGACTCGTACACTCACCCATGATCAGCAGCAGGCCGCCGCGTTGTATCTGGGTATCCCGCTGGCGGCATTACAGGCGGTGCAGGAGGTTGAAGCCCGATCTCACGGCTTCCTGCCCGATGGCCACCCGGCTCTTTTGTTTGAACGCCACATCATGTACCGCCAGTTAAAAAGCCACGGACTGGACGCCGACCGGCTGGCGCAGAATTACCCGGATCTGGTGAACAAGAGCACAGGCGGCTATCAGGGCGGAAGCCGTGAGCACTACCGTCTGAATCTGGCGAAACAGATCCACAGCACCGCCGCCATTGAGAGCGCAAGCTGGGGACTGTTCCAGATTATGGGCTTTCACTGGAAAGCGCTGGGCTACGCCTCTGCCGCCGACTTTGAAAAGCAGATGAACGACAGCGAGCAGATGCAGCTTGACGCCTTCGTGCGCTTCGTTGAGGCCAATTCGAAGATCCACGACGCGATGAAGGTACAGAACTGGCCAGAGTTCGCCCGCCGCTACAACGGGCCACAGTACAAACGCAACCAGTACGATACGAAGCTGGCGATCGCCTTCGAAAAATTCAGTAAGGCGGCAGCATGATGGGCTGGATAAAAGCCGCGCCGCTGCTGTTGCTCGGCGTGATGCTGCTCTGGACGAACTGGCAGCGTATGACGCAGCAGGAACAGCTTATTGAACAGCAGCAGCACATCAGGCTGGCCGACACTCAGATTGCCAGCCTGACCGAATCCCTGATGACAAAAGTGCAGGAACTGGACGAACTCCAGCAACAGGCCGACGCCGACCAGCAGGCATACCTGACGCTGCAACAGCAAACCGCCGACGCCCATGACCAGCTACGGCAGCACAATCAACAACTGGAGAAACTGAAACGTGAAAATCAACAGCTTCGTGAATGGGCTGATACTGCTTTGCCCGCTGATATTATCCGCCTGCACCAGCACACCACCATTACCGGCAGTGCGGCTTACCGTCAATTGCCCGAAACTGAGGCCCTGCCAGCTTCCGGCGCTGCAACCGCAGAGTAATGAAGATTTAAGCCGCGCACTGCTGGACACTGAAAACGCGTGGCACCAGTGCGCTGCGCAGGTGGATATGACGATTAGCTGTCAGGAGCGTATCGATGCACAAAGCGCAGCTCATCCGTGAACTGCTGGCCGCCAGCGTCCCGCATCTACAGCAGAACCCGGACGCGCTGCGGATCTTTATCAATAAGGGCCGGATCGTCGCCACCGCAGGGCGCAGCACCAGTTTTGAATACCAGTACACGCTGGAACTGTTGATCACCGACTACGCCGCCGATCCCGATACGCTGATGGTGCCGCTGGTCGGCTGGATGTCGCTTCACCAGCAGGAAGCCTTCGCCAATAGCGACCTGCGCGAGCAGGCGTTTCAGTTTGAGGCCGAAGCCATCGACCATCAGAGCTACGATATCAGCATCAAACTGGCGCTGACCGAGCGCGTCATTGTTCGCCAGCGCGACGGTGGTCTGGAAGCAAAGCACTGTAACGACCAGCAGCCAGAAAGCGGTTACAACGGCTGGGAAATCGCCTGTCGCGGTGAAACGATTGTGAGCACCTGATGAGCGAAGACCTGCAACAACTCCACCGCTGGGCCGATGGCCTGCTCGTAAAGCTCTCCCCGGCAAGCCGAACCCAACTGGCGCGGGAAATCGCCCGCAGCCTGCGCCAGTCACAAAGCCAGCGGATAGCCGCGCAGAAAAACCCGGACGGCTCATCGTTCGCCCCCCGTAAGCCCCAGCTACGCAGTAAAAAAGGAAAGATCCGCCGCCAGATGTTCCGTAAGCTGCGTACCGCACGCTATATGAAAGGAAAAGGAGATGGGCAGGGAGCAACCATTTCGTTTCTCAGCAGCGTTCGACATATGGCCGCCGTTCATCAGTATGGCCTGCGCGATCGGGTAAATCGCTACGGGTTGGAGGTGGATTACGCACAAAGGCAGTTGCTGGGGGTTTCGGCGGAGGATGTGCGAAAGATAGAGGCGCTAATCGTTCACTTCCTGACTTGAAATGATATCAAAAAATGATATCATCATTATATCTTGGCGGAAGAATAAAATAACTTATGGAAAATACCCTGTATGAATACGTTAAGCGCCAAACATAAAAAAACCTTACAAGCTGTTTTTTCTACGCCAACACCTGTCACGCTGGAATGGCGAAAAATAGAAGCCTTATTTATTGCTTTGGGGGCTATTGCTACGGAAGGAAACGGTTCCCGCGTCAGGTTTGAAATTAATCAGGTTGTGGCTTCATTTCATCGTCCACACCCGGAAAAAGAAGCGAAAGCCTATCAGGTTCGCGATGCCAGAACATTCCTTGAAGCTGTAGGGGTAACACCATGATGAATACCATGACATATAGAGGCTATGCCGCAAAAATTGAATACAGCGATGAAGATCAATGCATTGTTGGTCACGTTGCAGGCATTCGGGATGTCATTGGCTTTCATGCCGATAATGTTGCCGATCTGCGTAAAGCGTTTGAAGAGGCGGTAGACGACTATCTGGCTTACTGCGAGGAACGGGGCCGGGAGCCGTTGCGTCCGGCCAGCGGAAAAATCAGCCTGCGTATTCCACCTGAAATTCACTCTGCCATTAACGTTGCGGCAGAAGTCTCCGGTAAAAGCGTTAACCAGTGGATTAACGATACACTGATGAAGGCTGCGCACGGTTAAGCTCTTTTTCGTTCAACGCCCCTACTCAGGGGCGTTTTACTTGTAGCCCATTATCCTACAAGCCTTAGCCCTTCCCTCTTCGCCCGCGAATCCCAATGATTCCGGCATGAGCGACGCAAACCACCCAGCCAACATCGCCGAGCTGCACCGGCGCATTGAAAACCTGATCCGTACCGGCACCGTTGAAGAGGTGAAGGGCGATCGAGTACGCATTCACACTGGTGAACTGACCACCAACTGGATACCGTGGCTGACGCTACGCGCCGGTGATGCCCGGACGTGGTGGCGGCCATCAACAGGCGAACAGGTGTTACTGCTCTGTTTAAGCGGAGAGTTAACCACCGCCGTGGCGCTTCCGGCCATTTACTCTGACGCCAACCCCGCCCCGATGCTGGATGAACAGGTTCACCACACCATTTACCCCGATGGTGCGGTGATTGAATATGATCCGCGCTCCAGCGCGTTAAAAGCCACCGGCATCAAGACCGCACTGGTCGAAGCCAGTACCCTCGTCACGCTGGATACACCGCTCGTCGTCTGCACCCAGCATCTGGAAACCACCACGCTGTCGGTTAAAAAAGGCGGCACGCTTAAAGGCGCTTACACTCACAGCGGCGGCAGTTTTACCTCCAACGGCGTCACCGTCCATACCCACACGCACACAGGCGTGGAGCGCGGGGGTAGCAATACCGGAGGGCCACAGTAATGTACCTCGGTATGAACGCCGAAACCGGCAGAGCGTTAAGCGACGAGCTGCACATTAAGCAATCCGTAAAAGATATTCTGACCACGCCGGTAGGTACGCGCGTGATGCGCCGCGATTATGGCTCACTGATCGGTAACCTGATCGACCAGCCCAACGATGGCAGTACCCGACTGCGGGTGATGTCGGCGGTGGTTATGGCGCTGACGCGCTGGGAACCCCGCCTCGAGATTATCGGCGTGGACTTTGCTGCGGAAAATGCCGATCTCAGCGTCACTATTGAAGCCGAACGTACCGATATCCCCGGCCAGCCGTGGGCATTCTCCATTCCGATCGACAGGAGACGTTCATGAGCGCGCTGGCCGATTTAAGCCAGTTACCGATCCCCGATGTAGTGGAAACAGTCGATTTTGAAACCCTGTTCACCGCCCGCAAGCAGCGCTTTATCAGCCTGTATCCTGCCGAACAGCAAGCAGAAGTTACCCGCACGCTGGGCTATGAATCAGAACCCTTCGTCAAGCTGTTGCAGGAAAATACTTACTTAGAGATGGCGCTGCGGGTACGCATTAATGAAGCCGCCGTTGCTAATATGCTGGCCCATGCCGCCGGGCGCGATCTGGATAATCTGGTCGCTAACTTTAAGGTTTTTCGCCTGCAAATCTCGCCCGGAGACAGTACGGCGATACCGCCCGTTGATCCGGTTTATGAATCCGACAGCGATTTACGAATGCGCGCACAGCAGGCGTTTGAAGGTCTGTCCGTCGCTGGCCCGACCGCCGCCTACGAATATCACGCCCGCAGCGCAGACGGGCGTATCGCCGACGTCTCCGCTATCAGCCCCTATCCTTGTTACGTCACCGTGTCGGTACTCTCCCGCGAAGGCAACGGGCTGGCCAGCGCAGAACTGCTGGCGATAGTCGATTCCGCCCTGAACGATATTGATATTCGTCCGGTAGGCGATCGCCCAACCATTCAGTCCGCCGAAGTGATCCCGTATCAGATTGATGCCGTACTTTATTGCTATCCCGGCCCGGAGCAGGAACCCATTCGGCAGGCCGCCGAGCAGCGGCTACAAAGCTACGTCAATGACCAGCATCGAATCGGGCGCGATATTCGCCGCAGCGCGATTTACGCCGCACTGCATGTCACCGGCGTTCAGCGCGTAGAACTGCTCTCCCCTGCCGTTGATGTCATTATCAACAAAACGCAGGCCAGCTACTGCACCGGATGGCAAATTGCCATCGGGGGAAGCGATGAATAGCTCCCTGCTCCCCAACAATGCCAGCTCGCTGGAGCAGAATCTGGCGCAAACCGGCAGTCTGACTGAACAAATGCCAGTCCCGCTGCGTAGCTTGTGGCAACCGGATAGCTGCCCCGCCGCGCTGTTGCCTTATCTGGCATGGGCGTTTTCCGTTGACCGCTGGGATGAAAACTGGCCAGCCGATACCAAGCGGCAGGTGATTGCTGCTTCTTTCTACATCCATCAGCACAAAGGCACCATCGGCGCACTGCAGCGTGCGGTGGAACCGCTCGGTTTCCTTATCCGGGTAACCGAATGGTGGCAACTGCGCCCGGAAGGTATTCCCGGCACCTTCGCGCTGGAAGTCGGCGTGCGCGAACAGGGCATCACCGAGCAGATGTATGTAGAGCTGGAGCGCCTGATCGATGATGCAAAACCCTGTTCACGCCACTTAATCGGACTGGCGATCAGCCTGCAAAGCAACGGATACGTCTGGTTCAGCGCGACGAACTATACCGGCGATACGCTCACCGTTTATCCCTTTATTCCCGAACATGTATACAGCGTGGGCCGTGACTACCGCGGGGCTGCGCTGCATCTGATTGATACGCTAAGGATCGCCCCATGAGCGCTACCTATTTCACGCTATTAACCACTACTGGCGAATCCGCGCTGGCGACCGCCACCACACAGGGTTCACCTCTTCATCTGACGCAAATGGCCGTGGGCGACGGAAACGGTAACCTGCCAACGCCGGAGACCGGTCAAACCCGGCTAGTCAACGAACGTCGACGTGCACCGCTGAATACGCTCAGTATTGACCCTAACAACTCCAACCAGATTATTGCCGAACAGGTGCTGCCGGAGGACGTAGGCGGATGGTGGATCAGAGAAATTGGCCTGTACGACGAGCACGACCGGCTGATTGCCGTCGGCAACTGCCCGCCAACCTACAAGCCGCAGCTAATCGAAGGTTCGGGTCGCACGCAGATTATCCGCATGGTGTTGATTGTCTCCCATACGGAAAACGTGGAACTGAAAATCGACCCTGCCGTAGTGTTGGCAACGAGGCAGTATGTGGATGAAAGCCTGACTCGCCACGCGCAGTCCCGTAACCATCCTGACGCCACGTTAACTGCCAAAGGTTTTACTCAATTAAGCAGTGCGACCAACAGCATCAGCGAAACACTGGCCGCCACGCCCAAAGCCGTGAAAGCAGCCTACGATCTGGCTAATGGAAAATATACCGCACTGGATGCCACCACCTCACGTAAAGGGATTGTCCAGCTTAGTAGCTCCATCGACAGTATCAGCGAAACGCTGGCCGCCACGCCTAAAGCCGTGAAAGCGGCCTACGATCTGGCTAATGGAAAATATACCGCACTGGATGCGACCACCATGCGCAAAGGGATAATCCAGCTTAACAGCGAAACCAATAACGTTAGTGAGGCGATGGCCGCAACACCGAAGGCTGTCAAAATAGTAATGGATAATGCCAATAGCCGCTGCCGTGCCTTCAGCGGCAGTCTGTCTATTGGTGGAAATGATGCCTCATGGACTACGACTGAATTTCTAAGCTGGCTGAGTGTTCAGGGAGCTTTCAGTACCCCCTATTGGATGTGTAAAGGTTCATGGAGTTATGCCTCGAATAAAGTCATTTCTGATACAGGCTGTGGCGATATTCAACTGGCTGGCGCTGTCATTGAGGTCATGGGTATTGAGTCGGCAAAAACAATCCGCATTACTACCCCCTCTACATCGACCAAAGGCATAGCCAACGCGCAATTTATCTATATCGATCACGGAGCACAATACTCTCCCGGCTGGCGGCGAGATTTTAATAGCAGAAACTTACCAGAAGAACTCTACCCAGCAGGCGCTCCCATTCCATGGCCATCCGATGCCATCCCTAGCGGCTATGCACTGATGGTCGGTCAGTCCTTCAATAAAACCGCCTACCCTAAACTGGCAATCGCTTACCCCTCCGGTGTAATCCCGGATATGCGAGGCTGGACAATCAAGGGGAAGCCCGCCAGCGGACGCACGATACTGTCTCAGGAACAGGATGGCGTTAAATCTCATGGTCACACCGCCAGCGCCGCTAACACGGATTTAGGCACTAAAACCGCCAGTTCCACTGATTTGGGTACTAAAAATACCAGCGCGTTTGACTACGGGACAAAATCAACAGCGTCAGCCGGTGCTCACAACCACGACAGCGGATGGGGTGAAGCCAGCGGTGGGCGTCACGGTTACTTCGACAGTACCCGTAATAATCAGGGGTCTGCAGACACAGACTGGGATAACTACAAATTCAGAACCAGTACAGACGGTGTCCATACTCACACAGTAGCCATCGGCGCTCATACTCATTCGCTGACTATCGGCGCGCATAACCACACTATCGCCTTGGGTTCCCACAGCCACACTATTACGGTGAACGCCGCCGGGAACGCCGAAAACACCGTTAAAAATATCGCTTTCAACTATATCGTGAGGCTGGCATGAGCACATTCGCATTTTCCGACGAACCGCAAACCCTGCGCATCTTTAACTACGCGGCAGATACTCAGGAATTTATCGGCGTCAGCGACGCCTATATCGCCCCCAACACCGGCTTACCGGAATGCTGTACCACTATCGAACCGCCCGAATGCCAGAGCGGCTTTGCCCTGACATTCAACGGAGAAACATGGCTTGCGGTAGAAGATCATCGCGGTAAAACCGCGTTTGATACCGATGCGGGCAGTGAGGTACAGCTTCATCATCTGGGGCCATTGCCGGATAACGTCACTCTGCTGAAGCCCGATAACGCCTTTGTCCGTTGGGACGGCAAACGCTGGCGGCCTGATATCGAAAAAGCCCGACAGGCAAAGGTGGCGGAAATAAAGCAGTATCGCGATCGAATCACCGCCGACTACATCATCATCGATAATCACCATTTCCACAGCGACGCTAACAGCCGCATCCAGCAGCTCTCGCTCACCAAAATGGGCGTGGCTAAACAAATACCGGCAGGCTTAATGTGGCAGACCAAAAATCACAACCTGATTGAACTGACCAACGAAATCGCCGCCCGGTTTGAAACCGAAACAATGGCGCACGATATGCGCCTGTTCGCCGCTGCCCAGCAGCATATTGCCGCCGTTGAAGCATTGACGGAGGTGCAGGCGGTTATGGGTTACGACTACTCGTCAGGATGGCAACCATGAGTCAGGTTTACATGGCGTTCTACCGTGGCCGGGCTGAACGCTTTTTCAGCCTTGCCCGGCTCTCCGACTGGTTGACGCGACAGGTCACGCGCGGCCCTTACTCTCACTGCGAACTGGTCGAACGCCTGCCGGATGGCCTGTTTATCTGTTACTCATCATCGGTACGGGATAAAGGCGTGCGCAGCAAGAGAATGCCGCTGCCGATTGAGAAATGGGATTTACTCCCGATCAACGCCGATCCGCTGGCACTGGAAACCTTTTTTCGTCAGCACGACGATAAAGGTTACGACTGGCTGGGCGCCATGGGTTTTGTGTTACTCAGTCAGGGTAAACAGGAACGCCTGTTTTGCAGCGAGTTCTGCGCCGAATTTCTGCACCTGCGCGATAGTTGGCGCTGGTCTCCTAATCTGCTGTATGCGTTGGTCAGCAGTCGGTCTGGAAAATTGACAATATGAATACGTTACCCGTTATTCCGTGGATCGGCGGTAAGCGCAGGCTGGCAAAACACATTCTGCCACTGTTTCCCAAACACCGCTGCTACGTTGAACCGTTCTGCGGGGCGGCGGCGTTGTTCTTTATGAAACAGCCCGCACAGGCCGAGGTGCTGAATGATATCAACGGTGACGTTACCAACCTCTACCGCGTACTTCAGCACCATTTAGAAGAGTTTGTCCGCCAGTTTAAATGGTCGCTGGTCAGCCGCGAAATGTACCGCTGGCTCCAGATCACCCCGGAAGAAACGCTGACCGATATCCAGCGCGCGGCGCGCTTCTACTATCTGCAAAAGCTGGCATTCGGCGGCAAAGTGGAAAGCCGCACGTTCGGTACCGCTACCACCTCACCGCCGCGCCTGAACCTGCTGCGTATGGAAGAGGATTTATCCGCCGCCCATCTGCGGCTGGCGCGCGTCTGCATTGAAAATCTGGACTGGGCCGACTGTATTCGCCGCTATGACCGCCCGCATACCCTGTTCTACTGCGACCCTCCATACTGGAAAACCGAAGGCTACGGCGTACCATTTGGCCTTGAGCAGTACCAGCGTATGGCAGAGCTGGCGCGCACCATGCAGGGCCGGATGATTATCTCGGTTAACGACATCCCGGAAATGCGCGATATCTTCCACGGCCTGACATTCTCAACGGTAGGGATTCGCTATACCGTAGGTGGAAAGCCAGCCAGCGCCACATCAGAATTGATTATCCTGAATTAAAAACCGCTTCTGCTTGTAGTGCCAGTGGTTACAAGTGGAAGCCGTCACCGCCCTTTTCGCTCTGTGCCACCATCGTCATTTATTGACCTGATGGAGGCCAGCCCTATGGCAACCGACTACCACCACGGCGCGCGCGTTATTGAAATCAATGAAGGCGTACGCCCGATCCGTACCATCTCCACCGCCGTGATCGGCATCGTCTGCACCGGATCAGACGCCGATGAAAAAACCTTTCCCCTTGATACCCCGGTACTGTTAACCGACGTGCGATCTGCGCTGGGTAAAGCCGGTGATAGCGGTACGCTGGCGCACTCTCTGGATGCCATCGCCGACCAGACGCAGCCGGTGGTGGTCGCCGTGCGCGTAGCCGAAGGTGACTCCGCTGCCGAAACCACCGCCAATATCATCGGCGGCAGCACGCCAGCCGGGAAATACACCGGCATGAAGGCACTGCTGGACTCGCAAACCAAACTGAAAATAAAACCGCGCATTCTGGCGGTACCGGGGCTGGATTCTCTGCCCGTCGCCACCGAACTGGTCAGCATTTCACAACAGCTTCGCGCCTTCAGCTATCTGTCGGCGTTCGGCGCGCAGACCAAAGAAGAGGCAGTGCTGTATCGCGATCAGCTCGGTGCGCGGGAGGCGATGATTATCTGGCCGGATTTTGTCGGCTTTGATACGCAGGCTGCTGCCGAACGCACCCTATACGCCACCGCCCGCGCCGTGGGCCTGCGTGCAAAAATTGATGAAGAAATCGGCTGGCATAAAACGCTGTCCAACGTTGACGTCAACGGCGTGACCGGCATTTCCCGCAGCGTATTCTGGGATCTCCAGTCCACCGCCACCGACTCCGATTACCTCAACAGCCACGACGTCACCACGCTGATTTGCAACGGCGGCTATCGCTTCTGGGGATCGCGCACCTGCAGCACCGATCCGCTGTTTGCCTTTGAGAACTACACCCGCACCGCGCAGGTGCTGGCGGATACCATCGCCGACGCCCACTTCTGGGCGGTAGATAAACCGCAACACGCTTCTCTGTTCCGCGACATTATCGAAGGCGTGAACGCCAAATTCCGCGAACTGAAAGGCAACGGCTACATCGTCGATGGTTCCGCATGGTTCGATCCCGCCGCCAACACGCCGGACATCCTGAAAGCGGGTAAAGCGTATATCGACTACGACTACACCCCGGTGCCGCCGCTGGAAAACCTGATGTTCCGCCAGCGTATCACTGACCGCTATCTGGTCAATCTGGCTGAATCCATCGCCACCACCGTGTAACAGGAGAACGCACCATGGCACTACCCAGCAAACTGAAATACCTCAACCTGTTTAACGAGGGCGATATCTATCTGGCGCAGGTGGAGTCCTTCACTCCGGCAAAGCTGACGCGCAAGCTGGAAGCCTATCGTGGCGGCGGCATGAACGGCGCAGCGCATGTCGATCTGGGGCTGGATGACGAGGCGCTCAGCGTGGAATGGTCAATCGGCGGCTATGAGCTGCTGGTGCTGCGGCAGATCGGCTGGACGAAGATCAGCGGCGTGATGCTGCGATTCTCCGGCGCTATCCAGCGTGAAGACAGCGAAGAGTACGACGCAGTGGAAATCGTGGTGCGTGGTCGCCACAAAGAGCTGGATCGCGGCGAATACAAGCAGGGCGAGAACTCCGCCACCAAAATCAGCACCCTTTGTACCTATTACAAAGAGAGCGTCAACGGTGAAACCATCGTCGAAATCGACACCGTGAACTTTATTGAAAATATCGACGGCAAAGACCGTCTGGCTGGCGCACGTCGCGCCATTGGCCTGTAAGGATGAACCATGAGCGAACGTAAAACCGTTACCCTGAATACTCCCCTGAAACGCGGTGAAACCGAATTTGTCGAGTTCCAGATCCGTAAACCGCTGGGCGGCGACCTGCGCGGTGTCAGTCTGGTGGAGCTGTTAAGCCTTAACGTAGATGCACTCACCAACGTTCTGCCGCGCATCACCGCACCGCCGCTGAATAAGCATGAGGTGGCGCAACTGGATTTTATCGACCTGACAGCCTTCGGTACGGCGCTTGTCGGTTTTTTGCCTCAGACCTCGCCGGAAGCAGCGGATACCCCGGACGCATAGAGGATGCTCAAGGCGACATAGCCGTCATCTTCCATTGGCCGCTATCCGCGATGGACGCATTAACCCTTGGCGAAACCCTTTACTGGCGGGAGCAGGCCCGCCAGCGCAGCGGTGTTGAATCATGAGCACACAAAACCTTCGTTTACAGGTACTACTCAGCGCCGTAGATAAAATCACCCGCCCGCTAAAAGCCGTCACGCAAAGCAGTAGCGACACCGCCAGAGCGCTGAAAGCGGCGCAGCAGCAGGTCAAAGACCTGAACAAACAGGCCGGACAAATCGATGGCTACCGCAAGCTGGCGCGCGATGTCGCCGTCACCGGCAACCAGCTTAATAGCGCGCAGGATCGCGTCCGGGCGCTGGCCACGGCAATGCAAAGCAGCACTGCGCCCACGGCAGCGATGCGTCGGGAGTTTGAACGTGCTCAGCAGGAGGCGCGGCGACTTAAAGAACGGCATGGTCAGCTTACTCAAGCCCAGCAGCGTAGCCGCACCGTACTGCGCAACGCTGGTATCGATACCCGTAATCTCAGCCAGCGCCAGAGTGAACTACGGCAACGACTGGAGAGTGCTAACCGTAGCATGGAGGAACAGCGCAGGCGACTGGAACGGCTAAACCGGCAGCAGCAGCGGATGAACTCTGCGAAAAATAGCTACGCAGGAGCAATGGACGCCCGCAACAAACTGGCCGGATTCGGCGCAACCACGACGGCCACCGGCGTGGGTATGCTTTACGGCAGCGCGCGGGTAATGATGCCCGGCTACGATTTCGACGTGGGCATGTCGCGCGTACAGGCGCTAACCCGTACCGATAAAAATTCTGACGAACTGAAGCGGTTGCGGGTGCAATCACGCGAGCTGGGCGCATCAACCAGCTTCACCGCTAACGACGTAGCGCAGGGGCAAGGCTTTCTGGCAATGGCAGGTTATTCGCCTGACAAAATCGAAAAGGCGATGCCGCACATGCTGGATCTAGCGAAAGCGGCGGGGATGGATACGCAATTGGCACAGGTTTCCGATATCGCCTCCAACATCCAGAGCGCCTATAAAATCCCGGCAGACCAGATGCAACGCATGGCTGACGCGCTGACTTTCACGTTCACTACGTCTAATACCGACCTGCAGATGCTGGGTGAAACCATGAAATACGTTGGCCCGGCTGCGCAGGCGGCAGGGCAGGATTTTGAAACCATGTCAGCAATGGTCGGGATGCTGGGCAACGTAGGGATTCAGGGATCGCAGGCAGGTACATCCTTACGTATGGCGCTGTTGCGGCTGGCATCACAGCCGAAAAAAGCCGCCGCCGCGCTGGAAGATCTGAAAGTCTCGGTGGCAGACAGCACCGGGAAAATGAAAGAGATGCCGCAGCTACTGGCAGAAATCTCCGCCGCATTTGAGAAGCAAGGGATCGGCGGTGTCGGCAACGTGAAGAAAATGTCCTACATCAAGGATATTTTCGGCGTGGAAGCCTCCTCCGCTATGATGGAACTGCTCGACAAACAGGCGTCACTCGATCCGTCGCAGCGCATTGAAGCCTATGCCGAACAGGTGAAAGCCTCCCTCGGTACCGCTGGCAAAGTTGCCAAAACGATGGCCGATAATATGAAGGGGGATCTCCAGAATCTTGACTCAGCGTGGGAAGATCTCGGTATTGAGATGTTCGAATCGGTAGACAGCCCGTTGCGCAGCATTACCCAACGTATGACCGGCGTTTTACAGTCCATCGGCGCATGGATGAAGGCCAACCCGCAGCTAACCGCCACGCTGGTGAAAATCGGCATGGCGATCGGCGCGTTCGCCGTAGCGCTCGGTGGCATATCCCTGACGCTGGCCGGTATCCTCGCCCCGATGGCGGCGCTAAAACTCAGCCTGTCGGTGCTCGGTATTAAGGGCGGCAGCGCGCTGGGGCTGCTGGCGAATGCCTTTAAAGGCACGGGAAAAGCGGTAATTTGGCTGGGTCGCGCAATGATGGCTAACCCGATTCTGGCGGTGATTGCGCTGATCGCCGGTGCCGCCATCTGGATCTGGAGTAACTGGGACTGGCTGGGGCCGAAGTTCGCCGCGCTCTGGAATAGTTTTAAGCAGGTATGCAGCGATGCGTGGAACAGCGTAAAAGCCACAACCAGCGCCGTCTGGGAAGGGATTAAAACGTTTCTCTTCGGCTGCTGGGACGGGCTGGTGAATATCCTGCTGAACTGGACGCTGCCCGGTCTGATTTACCAGCACTGGGATACTATCAAAGCGACGACCGTTGAGGCGTGGAACAGCGTGGTGGCATTTCTGGGGCAAATCTGGAGCGGCATTACCACTACCGCCACTGGCGTCTGGGAGGGAATTAAAACCACCGTCAGCACCGCCCTGAACTCCATCATTGCTTTTTTCACCAACTGGAACCTGTCCACGGTGTTTACCACAGTCTGGGATAACGTTCTGAACAGTTTCAGTAACCTGTCCACCCGCTTTACCGAGATCGGCGGCAATATCATGGAAGGGCTGAAACAGGGGATCTTCGACAAATGGGAAGCGATTAAGCAGGGCGTGCTGGATCTGGGCAGCAATATTTCCAACTGGTTCAAGGACAAGCTCGGTATTCACTCACCGTCGCGGGTATTCGCCGAAATGGGCCGCTATACCGTGGACGGGCTGGCGGTCGGGATTGAGGGCAACACGCAAACGGCGCTGGCCAGCGTAGGGCAACTTTCGAAGCAGTTAATCGCCGCCGGTGCCGGGCTGACGCTCAGCGCCGCCGCTGTCGCCATGCCCCCTATCGCCGCCCTGCCGGATAATCGCGCCCCGCTCGCGCCAGCATCCCTTTCTGCACCGGCAGCCAGCGGCGGGCCTGTCACTATTCACATCCACGCTGCTCCCGGCATGAATGAACAACAACTGGCGAAACTGGTGGCGCAGGAACTGGACAAGCGCGAACGGCAGAATGCCGCCAGAACCCGCAGCAGCCTGCGCGATATTGATTAAGGAGGCTCTTATGATGATGGTACTGGGGCTGTTCGTCTTCAGCCTGAAAACCCTGCCCTATCAGGATATGCAGCACGCCGTAGCGTGGCGGCATCCTGCCAGTTCCCGCGTGGGGCTACGTCCGGCCAGCCAGTTTATCGGCGTGGGTGACGAAACCATTACGCTAAACGGCGTGCTGTTGCCGGAACTGACCGGCGGGCGATTTACCCTGTTTTTCCTGCGAAAGATGGCCGATCAGGGGATGGCTTGGCCGCTGATTGAAGGCACCGGATCGCTGCATGGCTGGTTTGTGATTGAGAGTCTGAACGTCACCCGGAGCGTCTTTTTTCGCGACGGTGCGGCCCGGCGCATTGAGTTTACGCTGGCGTTAAAACGTGTCGATCCGCCGAAGCTGGGTGGCTTGCTGGGCGACATCATCACGATGGTAGACGGACTATGACGATGTTAAACGCACTCTTAAACGCCCAGCCGCAGCCGGAGTACAGCGTGGTGCTGAACGGTAAGGACATTACGCGGAATCTGGACAACCGCTTAATCAGCCTGCGTATCACCGACAACCGGGGCTTTGAGGCCGACGAACTGCAGCTCGAACTGGACGACAGCGACGGCCTGCTGGCGTTTCCGGCAAAGGGCGAAAAGCTAACGGTTTCTCTGGGCTGGAAGGGTGACGGCGTGATGCACCAGAATGTCTTCACAGTGGACGAACTGGAGCACAGCGGCGCACCGGACGTACTCAGCCTCCGCGCCCGCAGCGCCGATTTCCGCGATTCGCTGAACGTTAAACGGGAACAGAGCTACCATGATGTGACGCTGGGCGCGATTGTGCAAACCGTGGCGGCGCGTCATAAGCTGGAATCAACCGTCAGCGGCGAGCTGGCTGGGATCGCCATTGAGCACGTTGACCAGACTAACGAATCCGATGCCTCCTTCCTGACCCGGCTGGCGCAACTGCACGGCGCTATCGCCTGCGTGAAAAATGATGCTCTGCTGCTAATGCCGACAGGTTCCGGTAAAAGTGCCAGCGGCAAACCGCTGCCGGTCGCAACCATTACCCGCGAGGACGGCGACAGCCACCGGTTCAGCATCGCGGACAGGGAGGCGTATACCGGTGTGACGGCCTACTGGCTGGATACACGGCAGGCAAAAAAGCAGTCCACTGACATGAAGCGCAAGACACGGAAAAACCGTCCACAAACGCAACCAACAGAATCACCGCCGTCAGACGCCTCATTCAATGCTGATAACGTGATGGTTGGCGAAGAGGGAAATATCAAGGTGCTGCGCCACACCTATGCCAACAAAAATAACGCCTACAGAGCGGCAAAAAGCGCGTGGGAGCAGCTACAGCGCGGCGCGGCAACGTTCAGCCTGAATCTTGCGCGCGGACGGCCCGATTTGTTCCCGGAACTGTCGGTGCAGGTGAAGGGGTTTAAGGCGGAGATTGACGGCACCGCGTGGGTGATTACGCGGTGCGTGCATACGTTGGATAACAGCAGTGGGTATGGGACGGCGGTGGAGTGTGAGCTAGGGCTGGATTGAAACCAACCCCCGTACACCCGATTAATCAAAAACGCCTTTTCTCTGCCAGTTTTCTATAATAGGCTCCCAAAGCGGTCAATCTACATGCAGTTGAATTCATCGCTGCATAATACATATGTTCTGCGTTAACAGGTTCAACAAGGCCATGACGATTACAGGCTTGTAATTGCCGAAATATCCTTACATTATCCTCATTTGGTGCTCCTGAATCAGGCTCGTAACTAGGATCAAGAGGATATTCAGCACTACCACTAGCAAACCAATCAGGTAATTGCCTTAATGTTTCTAACGGGATTCTTGGCCCGACTTCTCTTAGCACTACGAATCTGGATACATTTGTTTTAAATACCGGTCGCTGCTCCCATGCACCTAATGCTTGGTCAACAAAGCTATACAAACTACCGGGTGTTACATGCCCCAATATATTAGCACCTGCGCCATATAAAGCCTCCAACATTAAGGCTGTAAAAATACCCTGACCATCCTGCTCTTGCGCATATTCATCACGCTGACATGCGGTTAATATTGTTGTGCCATCAGCAAGAATGGAGTCTCCACCTCTTAAGTTCCTGACTTGTCCGGCAGCGCCCGCCTGACAGCAATCTAGTATTATTATTTTATTTTTAATATTGGTTGCTCTCGATGCCCATAGCATGATATCACTGATTCTCACACCATTGCTTTGATGAGAAGAGTAATCATGAGGAATGATAACCCCTTCATCTATATTTTCATCAAAATACCCATGCCCAGCAAAGAATAATAAAGCTATATCTGCTGAACCACTGAATAAAGTCTGAATTTCTTGCTCAAGCAATACCTTAGTTACAGGCATCTGCTCACGGTGAATCAAATCTTTCCCTTCAAAATTAGGACGCCCATCCGCATGTCTGGACAATGCCGCAGACATCTTCATAGCATCATTTTCACATCCCGCAAGATGAGAAATTTCCGCATATTCATTAATCCCAACAAACAGAGCCTTTCTCATCAGTTAATCCTTATGCCAACTCTCTAATTGCTTTAACAATACTATCTGAGTTCCATTTTACAATTCTGTTCGCTGCATCTTTTACTACCTTGGATGTCCTCTCAGATCCCCAAGGTTCAATAGCGATAATTGGCTTTTTCCAATCCTTGGCTATCCTTATTTCTGCATCAATCCAAGTACTATATGATGCATATACACCGGCTAAAATCAAAACTACCTGAGACGGTCGCATCTGATTTTGAATTGCTGAATATAAAGCTGAATGGCTATTAGCACCAATGATAGGATCTATTCTTGGTACTGAGTAATTTTTAAAATCAAAATATCCTCTTCCTTTTAAAAGACGTACCAATGATTCATATGTATCATTATATTTCCATGAATGACTAATAAATAAATTATATGTATTCAAAACATCCTCACTTAATATTTATCGTTAATTTAAAATAACTTCCCCTGTATCTCTACAAATAACATCCCCCTGAATCCTATCAAGGCGAAATGTTCTATACTCTTTAGCTAAGTGGCAATACCCTTGTAAATATTCATTATCTATAGATGAAACATCCACCTCACGGTGAGTAAAATCACCTTTACTATCTATGTAACTGAAAGCGATATATTTTACTTTTCCTATTTTCAGTATATTAATTTTTCTATTTTTTTGAACAGACGGCGGTATTTCTTCATATCTTGTGGTTGCGTTAGAATAATAAAGCGGTTGTTTTTTCCCAAGAGACCTGATACGTAAAATTTCATCACTAACTTTATCTACGCTCCCTTTTTTCTTTTCTCTCTTCTGAGTAATAAGAGCTGAAACGACAGCACATAGCAAAATCACAACAATAATAAGAGATACTGTATTAAACATAAAATTACGCCCCTCCAGCTTTCTTCCCTACACCCGGTTGCGCAAGCGCAGCGCTAACCGTGTCAAGGGTGGACTGGTGTTCTGGCGTAGCAGAACGGTAATTTTCGACCAACACACTCTCTTTACTGGACAACGTAACTACAGGCGTGCGGTTGCCAGTCAGAACATACAGAACGTCTACACCCACTGCCGCTATAATGGTTAATTTATGAGCATCAGGCACCGATGCCCCCCGCTCATAGTTGTTCCATGTTTTGATATCCGCCCCAAGTGCCTCAGCCATAAATTTCTGGCTCTTCTCAAGTCGCTCACGTTCTTCTCGCAACCTAGCCCCAATAATGTAAAATATTTCCTGTTTCTCGGTTGACATAGGGAATATTTTTCCTATACGCTTTGTGTAATGTTAATAACCACAATATACCACCATGAAAACAAATGAGAACGTCTTACGCTCACGAGCACCTCGCGGGGTGATGTCGAACAAACCGGTGGCAATGCGCCTGCTCCCCGCTGAAATCGCGGAACTGGAAGCATTAGCGCTGGATCAGAACCGTTCGATGTCCAGCATGGCAAGAATCATTTTTTTGAACGGCATCACACTATTTCGTCAGTCCGTTAACGAAAAGCGTTAGTGTTTCAGTTAGTTAAAAGTGGTAAGGAGATCGGACATGATGAAATGCCCACACTGCGACGGTAAGGCGATAATTCGCAGCAGCGAATATATGTCACCGCTGGTACGTAAGCTCTATTACCAGTGCAAAAACGTTAACTGTTCGTTTTCATTTATCGCAATGGAAACCGTGATGGGAACGGTGGTACCGAGCGGTTGCCCGAATCCTAAGATACACATACCACTATCCACACGCGGGCAATTTCTGCAAAAACAGAAAATCGCGTAACGCTCAGTAAATAAAAGACTCACAACCACAACGCATAAACAACGTGTCTATGCGACGGGTAAGTATTACCTGAATAAAGGTACTGGCAATGCAACCACAACTTCATCAGGAAATTACGCGGCGACTGCTGGCCGACTTTTCCTTTAAAGAACAGGGCGACTGGCTGCGGCAGGGCATCTGCCCGGACTGCCAGAAAAAAGAGCTGTACACCAATGCCATCAGCCCGTGGGTATTGCGCTGCGGTCGCCTGAATAAATGCAATGCCGAAATCCACATCAAAGATATGTACCCGGATCTGTTTGAAAGCTGGTCAGACAGATATCCCCCAACCCCGGAAAACCCACAGGCCGCCGCCGATGCCTACCTGCGCGAGATGCGCGGCTTTGACCTTTCGCTGATCCGTGACTGTTACACTCAAGAGAACTACTACGACCCACGGCGTGATATCGGTTCAGCGACGGTACGTTTCCCGCTGGCTGACGGCGTGTGGTGGGAGCGGATCGTTGACCGTCCACAACGTTTCGGCGATCGCAAAGCCAACTTTCACGGCGCTTACAGCGGGCTATGGTGGCAATTGCCAACGCTGAAACTGGAGGAACAACAGGAGATCTGGCTGGTTGAAGGCATTTTTGACGCTATCGCCTTGCATCACCACGGCATCGCCGCCGTTTCCCTGATGACCTGCAACAACTATCCGGCGCAGGCGTTAAGTCAACTGGCCGCGCTGTTCGTGGATAAAAAGCGCCCTTTACTGGTCTGGGCGCTGGATAACGACAAGGCGGGCATGAGCTATACCCGGCGATGGGTAAAGCGCAGCCGGGACGAAGGCTGGAGCGCAGCCGCCGCACAGACGCCGCATTCCCGCAGCAAGCTGGACTGGAACGATTTGCACCAGCGCGACCGGCTTAACCCGGAGCTGGTGAAGAAATACCGCTACTACGGCTCTCTGCTGATCGCCACCTCTCCCGCCGCCAAAGCCCTGCTGATGCACGAACAGACAGAGCGTAAAGAGTTCCACTTCGAGTTTGACAGCCGCCTGTTCTGGTTCAAGCTGGATATTGACCGCTATATGCGGGTGCATGAAAGCATCTCATTCTCCAATGACGACCTGAGCGAAGAAGAGCTGAAACAGAAGGCGCTGAAAGAGTCGTCCGCCGTGGTGGAGATCGCCAACTGCTACCCGACCGCCCTCTACTATCAGGCCAACACCATTACCGACGAAAGCTGGTATTACTTTCGCATTAACTTCCCGGACGACACGCCGCCGATAAAAAACACCTTCACCGGCTCCCAACTTTCCAGCGGCTCAGAATTCAAAAAGCGCCTGCTGCATATCGCGCAGGGCGGCATCTTCACCGGCACCAGTCAGCAGTTAGATAAGTTGCTGCTCAAGCAGCTTCCCAAAATCAAAACTGTCCAGACCACTGATTTTATCGGCTACAGCAAAGAATACCGCGCTTACGTGTTCAACGATCTGGCCGTTCGCGATGGTCGGCTGTACACACTCAACGAAGAAGACTTCTTCGACATGGGCAAACTCAGCCTTAAAAGCCTGAACCAGTCGGTCAGCCTGACGCTGAACAACAATTTAAAACAGATGGACAGCCAGTGGCCCCAGCTACTCTGGCAGGCGTTTGGCGCAAAGGGCTTTGTGGCGCTGGCGTTCTGGTTTGGGACGATGTTTGCCGAACAGATCCGCGACAAGCACAAGAGCTTTCCGTTTCTGGAAATCGTTGGCGAACCCGGCAGCGGCAAAACCACGCTGATAGAGTTTCTCTGGAAGCTGTTAGGCCGACGCGACTATGAAGGTTTCGATCCGTCTAAATCAACGCTGGCCGCCCGCGCGCGCAACTTTGCGCAGGTGGCGAACATGCCGGTGGTGCTGATCGAGGGTGACCGTAATCAGGAGGGTGCAAAGCAACGCGGCTTTGATTGGGAAGAGCTAAAAACCGCCTACAACGGGCGGTCAGTGCGGTCTCGCGGTCTGCGTAACAGCGGTAACGAGACCTATGAACCTCCGTTCCGGGGCGCGATTGTGATTGCGCAAAACGCCGACGTCAGCGCCTCTAACCCGGTGCTGGAACGTATTATTCACCTGTACACCGACCGCAGCGGCCAGAATACTCAGACCAAGGTCGCTGCCGAGCAGCTCGAACGCCTGCCGGTGGAACAGCTTTCCGGCTTTATGCTGAAGGCAGCGCTGGCGGAACAGGCCGTGCTGGAGTGCGTCAACCGGCAGATCCCGCTATACGAGCAGCAGCTTCACGCCCACCCCGATATTCGCCATATCCGCATCATTAAAAACCACGCCCAGCTTATGGCGCTGCTCGACGCGCTGGCGCTGGTTATTCCGGTCACGAAGGAGCAGCTACAGGCAACCAGAGAAATGTTTATCCGCCTCAGTCTGGAGCGCCAGCAGGCCATCAGCGCCGATCATCCTCTGGTGCAGGAGTTCTGGGATATTTTCGACTTCCTCGATGGCGACGACGAACCGCAGCTTAACCACTCGCGCGATGAACAGCTTATCGCCGTCAACCTTAACCACTTTATTCAACTGGCTACCGAACGCCGCCAGCAGATCCCGCCGGTCAGCGATTTGAAGCGAGTGCTAAAAACCAGCCGTACCCACAAGTTTATTGAAGTCAGAACGGTTAACAGCGGCATTAACGCCGAATTTAACCGCCGTTACCCAGCCGCATCGCGCCGCCCGGCGACGGTGAAGTGCTGGGTTTTTCAACGATAAGGAAATGTTATGAACGAAATATTTAAGGCTCTGGCAACACAAGAAACCCAACGGCAAAGACTTTGCGTAACACCGGAGGAATACCGCCTTGCTGTCAATGCCCTTGTCGACGTTGCGCTCACAGAAACCAGCGGTGGACGCGCCGCCGCGCAAGTGCTGCTTTCAGCATGGAATGGCTACGTGTGGCAACTGGATATTCCCGACCTCTGTTATCTGGACTATGACCTGCTGGAACAGGCTCTGATCGTTATCCGGGGGCGGGTAATGTTGATGAAAGAGCCGCAGGAGGTGATCCCGGAGGGGAATGCGGTGATGAAGCGGATTGCAGCGCAGTGGCAACACCTGAACGCCGAACGGCATGGGGAAAACAATGAAAATTGCCATTAG